ACTTACTGATGAGGTCAAGGACGGTATCCTTGGTCAGAATATCCTCCCACATATATGCATTCAACTCCAACGGCAACAAGGGTATCGCCTGCGGTCTGAACAACCTGCAGCTGATTCGTGCCGGTGAACCTTTGGGCGGCAAGGCAAGCGCTGAGTCCGATTTCGCCACCGACGACGAAGAAGATTTCCTGGCTTAACGGAGGTACGACCATGACTGAATTTCAGGAATTAATGCTCTACACCTGTTTCGGTGCCATGACCGGTGTGGTTGTCGCTGAGTTTATCTTTATCGTCGCCTCTGCGGTGAGCTGGGTGAAGGACAAGGTTCGTAAGTGCAAGGAAGCCAAGAAGGCAAAGGCTTCCGGCACTACGGCAGAGTAACCAAAGATCCCCGTGGGCGGCGGAGCAATCTGCCGCCCTGTTGGGGTAAGCGAAAGGACAATGCTATGAAAACTCTCTCAATTGATATAGAGACCTACAGCGATAAGAACCTCGCCAAAACGGGCGTGTATCGCTATGTGGAATCTCCCGTATTTGAAATCCTGCTCTTTTCCTACAGCGTGGACGGCGGTCCCGTTCAGCTGGTCGACCTTGCCTGCGGAGAGAAGATTCCGGCAGACATCATAGCCGCTTTGGAGGATGATGCGATTACCAAGTGGGCGTTTAATGCCAACTTTGAACGCACCTGCCTGTCCCGTTATCTTGGCTATCCCACTGGGAAGTACCTTGATCCAGGTTCCTGGAAATGCTCGATGGTCTGGGCGGCTACGATGGGTCTGCCGCTTTCACTGGAAGGTGTAGGTGCGGTGCTTGGCCTTGAAAAGCAGAAACTGACTGAGGGCAAGGATCTCATCAAATATTTCTGTCAGCCCTGTGCGCCGACTAAGGCCAACGGTCAGCGTACCCGCAACCTTCCAGCTCATGCCCCGGACAAATGGCTGGCTTTCAAAAAATACAACATCCGAGATGTGGAAACCGAGATGTCCATCCAGGAACGTCTGGCCAAGTATCCCGTGCCGGACAGTGTATGGGACGAATACCACATCGACCAGGAAATCAATGACCGTGGTGTGGCGCTGGACATGGAACTGGTGCGGCAGGCCATTCAGATGGATGGGCGTTCCCGCTCCGAACTGACCCGAGCCATGAAGGATCTGACCGCCCTGGAGAACCCCAACTCCGTGCAGCAGATGAAGCAGTGGCTTTCGGATAACGGCATGGAAACAGACACCCTTGGCAAAAAAGCTGTAGCCGAACTGCTGAAGACCGCTCCACCGGAATTGCAGAAGGTGTTGACTCTCCGGCAGCAGCTTGCCAAGTCCTCGGTGAAGAAATACCAGGCAATGGAGACCGCCGTGTGCGCCGATGGCCGTGCAAGGGGGATGTTCCAGTTCTATGGAGCCAACCGCACGGGTCGGTGGGCAGGCCGCATCATTCAGATGCAGAATCTGCCCCAGAACCACCTGGATGATTTGGCTGAAGCCCGAAGCCTTGTCCGCAGCGGTGATTTTGATGCCGTGGAGATGCTCTATGAGGATGTTCCGGATACGCTGTCCCAGCTGATCCGCACGGCATTCGTTCCCCAAGACGGTCGCAAATTCATCGTGGCGGACTTTTCTGCCATCGAAGCCCGTGTCATCGCGTGGTTTGCTGATGAGCGCTGGCGACAGGAGGTCTTTGCCAATGGCGGCGACATCTACTGCGCGAGTGCATCGCAGATGTTCAAGGTTCCGGTCGAGAAGCATGGCATCAACGGCCATCTCCGCCAGAAAGGCAAAATTGCAGAATTGGCTCTCGGCTACGGCGGCTCGATAGGTGCGTTGAAGGCTATGGGTGCTTTGGAGATGGGATTGACCGAAGAGGAACTCCCACCCCTGGTGGATGCCTGGAGACAGGCGAACCCCAACATCACAAAACTGTGGTGTGATGTTGACCGTGCTGCTATGGAGGCTGTCCGCTTCAAACACACCAATGAGGCCCACGGCATCACCTTCTCCTGCAGAAGCGGGATGCTGTTCATCGCGCTCCCATCCGGCAGACAGCTTGCCTATGTAAAGCCAAAGATCGGCACCAACAAGTTCGGCGGCGACTGCATCACCTACGAAGGTGTCGGCGGCACGAAGAAATGGGAACGGCTGGACAGCTACGGCCCCAAGTTCGTGGAGAACATCGTCCAGGCCACCGCCCGTGACATCCTCTGTTATGCCATGAACACGCTCCGCTGCTGTTCCATCGTGATGCACATCCACGACGAAGTGGTCATTGAAGCCGACCGCCGGATGTCCCTGCAGGCAGTCTGCGACCAGATGGGCAGAACCCCACCCTGGGCAAAGGGACTGCAGCTCCGTGCCGATGGCTACGAGACCGATTTTTATAAGAAAGACTAACGAGGTAAATCCCATGAGTATAAACAAGTTCAACAGCGAGGGGTATTACGATCCCACCGCTTATGAGGCAATGACTGCCGTAGAAAAGGAAGAACGGGCGCTCCGTGCCTTCCGTCCCATCGTGTACATCTGCTCACCCTATGCCGGAGATGTGGAGAAAAACGTCGCCGCCGCCCAGGGCTACAGCCGGTTTGCTGTGGACAAGGGGTACATCCCCATCGCACCGCATCTGCTGTTCCCGCAGTTTCTCAATGACAGCAACCCCAAGGAGCGTCAGCTGGGGCTGTTCTTCGGAAACGCCCTCATGAGTAAATGCTCCGAGGTCTGGGTCTTTGGCGACACCATCTCTGACGGCATGGAAGCCGAAATCAAAAGAGCCAAGTGGAAGAACTACCGCTTGCGTTATTTCACTGAAACCTGCGAGGAGGTAAAGAAATGATGTTCACTCTGTACAGTGCAGATTTTATCAACGCACCTAGCAACTGTTCCTATCCTCACAAATTCGAAATCACTGATGCCGCCACCCTCGCTGATGCGGTCAAGCGAGACTATGTCTGCGCCGAGTATATGAACAACTACCGCAGCGGCGATAACTTTCTCGGCTCAGACTGCCTGCCCGTGGACTGTGACAATGACCATTCCGAGAATCCCGCCGATTGGGTTACCCCGGCAGATGTCCAAGCCGCATTCCCCGGCATTACCTTTGCCGTCCACTACAGCCGGTTCCATATGCGGGAGAAAAATGGCAAACCCGCCCGTCCCAAGTTCCATGTGCTGTTTCCCATCGAGTACATGACCGATGCTTCTGCTTACAGCGAAATGAAGAAACTGGTCAACACCATCTTCCCGTACTTTGACACCAAGGCTCTGGACGCCGCCCGGTTCTTCTTCGGAACGGCAGAGCCGCAGGTTGAGATTTTCCCCGGTGAGATGACCTTGAGCGAGTATCTGTCCGCAGAGGATTTTGATTCGGATATGCCCGGCGGCTCCCACGGCGGCACCCAAGTTATTCCCGAAGGAAGCCGTAATGCCACCATGTCCCGCTTTGCCGGTCGCGTCATCAAAAGATACGGAGACAACGACACCGCTTTCCAGTGCTTTATGGAAGAAGCAGAAAAATGCACTCCGCCCCTGGAACAGCAGGAACTGATGACCATCTGGCACAGCGCCCAGAAGTTCTATACCAAGGTTCAGCGGCAGGACGGCTACGTTCCTCCCGAAGTATACAACGATGACACGTCCTATAAACCGGACGATTTCTCCGATGTAGGACAGGCAGAGGTTCTGGCAAAACACTTCTCCGGGGAACTGCGCTATTCTCCCGCAACCCACTACATCCGTTACAACGGTCGGTACTGGCAGGAAACCGAACCCGGCGCACAGGCCGTTGCCCACGAATTGACCCGCCGACAAATGAAGGAAGCATCCAATGATATGATGAAGTCGACTTGGAATCCTCTATGGCATAATTGGTAATTCACACTGCTCTGAAGGCATATCTTTGTCAGATTTATGCCTCCGAAATAACTTGATAATCTGTGCTTTCAGAGCGAATATGTGACTACCAAAAACAAAGGAGGATTCCCATATGGAACTAAAATTCGACGTTACCGGAACCCAGCGGAAAGAGATGGTCAGCATCATTTCCAACACGGTCCACATGAAGGCAGTCTACAAATTCATGCCCACCTGCGCATACGTCATCGATAACATGACAGTCAGCAAGGAAGGCACCCTGCTCTGGGATGAACGCACATCGCAGGAAACCATTGATGCGGTTCTGGCCGCCCTGACCGCCGCAGGTTTTTCCTATGAAGGCGAGAAACAGGAGCCGGAACAGCCTGCTGCCGATGAGTCAGGCCTGACAGTCTCCCTGCCCAGGGACGGCTTCTCCGATATGGCGTTGGAAAACCTGAACCGTCTGCTGGATGCAAAGGGAATGCTCATCAAGAAAGCATTGGACATTGAAGCCCTGCCGCTGGAGATTACCGACGAGCGGGTTTCCTTCCCCTGGTTTCACCGGGACCTCACCCCGGATGAGGTGCAGACTTACATGAGTTTCATTGCCAACCTCTGTGCAATGGCTAAGAACGCCAAGCGGATCACGGCTATGGAAAAACCGGTGGACAACGAAAAGTACGCTTTCCGGTGCTTTCTCCTCCGCCTGGGCTTCATCGGAAGCGAGTATAAAACCCAGCGGAAGATTCTGCTCCGCAACCTGAGCGGATCGAGCGCCTTCAAGTCCGGTTCTCAAAAGGAGGTGGCGGATGATGCGATTTCCGAGTAAGGCTGTTGTCGAGGTGCTTCGCCGCCAGTATCCGGTTGGCACCCGGGTGGAGCTGGTGCGGATGGACGATCCGCAGGCCCCTCCCATCGGTACAAAGGGCACCGTCAAAGGTGTCGATGACATCGGCAGCATCATGGTTGCCTGGGACAATGGATGCGGTTTGAGCGTGGCCTATGGCGCTGACGTTTGCAGAAAGGTCGGTGACGCAGATGCCCAATGATATTCTGGAAGATCTGTTCTACGGCAAAATCAACCCCTGGGAAGACTGCCCCGGCCACATAGAGGAGTTACGCAGCCTGAACCAGAAAATGAGCCAGCTCAGCGCTATCCTTGAGGAGCGGCTTGACAAGGAAACCCGATCCTTACTCGACCAGTACCTCTCCAACCGCGCCGATATGGAGGCCCTGCTTTCCTGTGATAGCTTCAAGACGGGCTTCCGGCTGGGTGTACAAATCATGATGGCGGTATACAAAGAGCCGTAATATACACAGTTTTCCGTCGGATAGTTTGGTACATATATGGCTTCAAATTGACTTGCTATTATGCGGATTCAGAGCGAATATGTGTACACCGAAAGGGAAAACGAACACGGAGGTACACACCATGAAAGACAATATTTTTGAAGCCACCTATGACAAGGTTCAGGCCCTGCACAAAGCCTATCAGGCCGCTGATGAAGCTGGCAAGACTGCCATCCGCGATTCCTACAAGGCTCTGATGAAGGAGGTCGAGGCCCTGGGCACAGCCGCTTGCCGGATCTGGAGGGATTACGAAACTTCCCGAGACTGCGGTAACGAATACCTGGACATCAATGATGTGGTCTGGGACAAGGATGTGGAAATCCTGATTTCCTGCATGCGGGAGCATGGCATTGAGAAGTTTACCTTCTCCTCCAGCTGGAGCAGCGCAGTGGAAACCGCATGGCTTTTCCAAAAGGCCGGATGCAAGCTGGAGGGCCTCGTCGAGATCAACAGTCAGCACAAGGCAATCATGAGCGACGAATACGAAAAAGCTCACGGATACCTTTTCAGCATCGGCTGAATTCTGAATTGAATATCAGGCAGGACGGTCCCGAAAGGGGCTGTTCCTCGTACACGAAGGTCGCACCGAATATCGGTGGCGGCTATTTTTTATGCTCATTTTGAGGAGGTGACCCCATGCGCAAGCTGAAGAAATACAAGCCGACCCCTTTCATGGCAGAGGGGTCCCATTACGATAAAGCGGCTACGGACTATGCGGTGATGTTCATCGAAAGTCTGTGCCACACCAAAGGCACCTGGGCCAGGAAGCCCTTTGAACTGATCGACTGGCAGGAGCAGATTATCCGGGACATCTTCGGAACGCTGAAGCCCAACGGCTATCGGCAGTTCAATACCGCATACATTGAGATTCCCAAGAAGCAGGGCAAGTCCGAACTGGCTGCCGCCGTCGCGCTTCTGCTGACCTGCGGTGACGGTGAGGAACGCGCTGAAGTCTATGGCTGTGCCGCCGACCGGCAGCAGGCATCCATCGTGTTCAATGTAGCAGCGGATATGGTTCGGATGTGCCCGGCACTTTCCAAACGGGTCAAGATCCTCGACTCCCAGAAGCGCATCATCTACCAGCCTACCGGGAGCGTCTATCAGGTGCTGTCCGCCGATGTAGGCAACAAGCACGGCTTCAACACCCACGGCGTGGTCTTTGATGAGCTGCACACCCAGCCCAACCGCAAGCTGTACGATGTCATGACCAAGGGCTCCGGTGATGCCCGAATGCAGCCGCTGTATTTCCTTATTACCACCGCCGGGAACGACACCAATTCCATCTGCTATGAAGTTCACCAGAAAGCCAAAGACATTCTGGAGGGGCGAAAAACCGACCATACCTTTTACCCGGTAATATATGGCGCGGATGAGGGCGATGATTGGACGGACCCGGAGGTCTGGAAAAAGGCCAATCCCTCCCTGGGCATCACAGTCGGCATCGATAAGGTGCAGGATGCCTGTGAATCGGCAAAGCAGAATCCCGGCGAGGAGAACGCTTTCCGTCAGCTGCGCCTGAACCAGTGGGTTAAACAGGCAATCCGCTGGATGCCCATGGACAAATGGGACAAGTGCGCGTTCCCGATCAACGAGGATGATCTGGAAGGCAGGGTCTGCTACGGAGGTTTGGACTTGTCCTCCACCACGGATATTACCGCTTTTGTGCTGGTGTTCCCACCCCAGGATGAGGAAGATAAATTCATGGTTCTGCCGTACTTCTGGATACCGGAGGATAATCTTGACCTCCGTGTCCGGCGCGACCATGTTCCGTATGATGTCTGGGAACGGCAGGGCGCGCTGCAAACCACCGAGGGCAATGTAGTCCACTACGGCTACATCGAGGAATTCATTGAACGGCTGGGCGAACGGTTCAATATCCGGGAGATCGCCTTTGACCGCTGGGGCGCTGTCCAGATGGTGCAGAACCTGGAGGGCATGGGCTTTACCGTGGTGCCCTTCGGACAGGGTTTCAAGGATATGTCCCCACCCACCAAAGAACTGATGAAGCTGGTGCTGGAGGAGAAAATCGCCCACGGCGGTCACCCGGTGCTGCGCTGGATGATGGACAACATCTTCATCCGCACCGACCCGGCTGGCAACATCAAGCCGGACAAGGAAAAGTCCACAGAGAAAATCGACGGCGCGGTGGCCACCATTATGGCGCTGGATCGGGCGATCCGCTGTGGCAATGACACGGGTGCTTCCGTCTATGACGACCGAGGCATCCTTTTTATATGAAGGGAGTGATTTCCTATGGGCATTTTATCCGGACTATTCCATTCCCGGGATAAGCCCACCAACAGTACGAACGGCAGCGGCTACCGCTTCTTCCTCGGCCAGTCCACCTCGGGCAAGCCGGTGAATGAACGCTCCGCTATGCAGATGACCGCTGTCTACGCCTGCGTCCGCATTCTGTCCGAGGCCATTGCCGGTCTGCCTGTGCACCTGTATCAGTACCAGGCGGGCGGCAGCAAGGAAAAGGCGCTGAAGCATCCGCTGTACCGCATTCTCCACGATGAGCCGAACCCGGAAATGACCAGCTTCGTGTTCCGGGAAACCGCCATGTCCCATCTGCTCCTGTGGGGCAACTCCTACTCTCAGATCATCCGAAACGGAAAAGGCGAGGTTGTTGCACTGTATCCGCTGATGCCAAACCGCATGACCGTAGACCGGGATGATCTGGGCCACCTCTACTACCAGTACCAGGTGCAGGATTCCGATGCGCCGACCATGAAGGACGGCACAGTGATTCTGAAGCCCTCCGATGTGCTGCATATCCCAGGACTGGGCTTTGACGGTCTGGTCGGATACAGCCCCATTGCCATGGCAAAGAACGCCATCGGTATGGCGATTGCCTGTGAGGAGTACGGAGCCAAGTTTTTCGCCAACGGTGCGACTCCCGGCGGCATTCTGGAACATCCGGGGACAGTGAAAGACCCTGCGCGTGTCCGGGACAGCTGGAACGCGGCCTTCGGGGGCAGCCGCAACGCCAATAAGGTGGCAGTGCTGGAGGAGGGCATGAAATACACACCTATCTCCATCTCCCCGGAACAGGCGCAGTTCCTGGAAACCAGAAAATTTCAGATAGACGAAATCGCTCGAATTTTCCGGGTGCCACCCCACATGGTTGGCGATCTGGAGAAGTCGAGCTTTTCCAATATTGAGCAGCAGTCGCTGGAATTTGTGAAATACACACTGGAGCCGTGGATCGTGCGCTGGGAACAGGCCATTAACCGGGCACTGCTTTCGGAGAAAGAAAAGGAATCGTATTTCGTGAAGTTCAACGTGGACGGTCTGCTGCGTGGCGACTACGAGAGCCGGATGAACGGCTACGCCACCGCCAGACAGAACGGCTGGATGTCTGCCAACGACATCCGGGAACTGGAAAACCTGGACCGCATCCCTGCCGAACTCGGCGGTGACCTATATCTCATCAACGGAAACATGACCAAGCTGCAGGACGCGGGTATCTTCGCGGGAAAGGAGGAAACCGAAAATGAAGAAGTTTTGGAACTGGACGAATCAGGCCCCAACGGAGACGGAACCGGAACAGCGGATTCTCACGCTGAACGGCACCATCGCCGAGGAAAGTTGGTTTGACGATGATATCACGCCCCAGCTGTTCCGGGAGGAACTGAATGCCGGGAGCGGCGATATCACGGTCTGGATCAACAGCCCCGGCGGCGACTGTGTGGCTGCGGCCCAGATCTACAATATGCTCATGGATTACAGAGGCAGCGTGACCGTTAAGATTGACGGCATCGCTGCCTCTGCCGCATCCGTCATTGCCATGGCTGGCACCAGGGTGCTGGTGTCTCCTGTGTCGATGCTGATGATCCACAATCCCGCCACCATGGCTATGGGCGATGCCGCAGAAATGCAGAAAGCCATCGCCATGCTGGACGAGGTGAAGGAATCCATCATCAACGCCTATGAAATCAAGACCGGTATGAGCCGTGCCAAGCTGTCCCACCTCATGGACGCGGAAACATGGATGGATGCCCACACGGCAGTCGATCTGGGCTTTGCCGATGAGATCATGACCCGCCCGGCAGACACTGGCGCGGAGAATCACGTCACCGGGCCGATGCTGTTCTCCCGGGCGGCTGTCACCAACCACCTGATGGACAAGCTGGCGGCGAAATGCCGCATCGAAAAGAAGCCCACCCAACCGGAACGCTCCGTGGATGATCTCCTGGAGCGGCTCAATCTGATGAAACATTAAGGAGGATTTTTGATTATGACAATTCAGGAACTGCGCGAAAAGCGCAACACCGCATGGAATGCTGCTAAGGCATTTCTGGATTCCCATCGTACCGAGAAGGGTACCCTGACCGCCGAGGACGATGCCACTTATACCCGCATGGAGCAGGACATCGCTGATCTCGGCAAGGAAATCGCTCGTCTGGAACGGCAGGAGGCGCTGGATGCGGAACTCAGCAAGCCCGTGAATGCACCCCTCACTTCCAAGCCCACCACCGGAAAGCAGCCAGAGGTCAAGACCGGGCGTGCGTCTGACGAATACCGCAAGGGAATGCTGACCGCCCTGCGCACCAACTTCCGTCAGGTCAGCAACGTTCTGCAGGAAGGCGTGGACGCCGATGGCGGCTACCTCGTGCCCGAGGAGTATGACCGCCGCCTGATTCAGACCCTGTCTGAGGAGAACATCATGCGCCGCCTGGGCCATGTGATCACCACTTCCGGTGAGCACAAGATCAATATCGCGGCCACCAAGCCTGCCGCCGCGTGGATCGAGGAAGGCGGTGCGCTCCAGTTCTCCGATGCCACCTTCGCCCAGATTCTGCTGGACGCCCACAAGCTGCACGTTGCCATCAAGGTGACTGAGGAACTGCTCTACGACAGTGCTTTCAATCTGGAAAGCTACATCATCGAGCAGTTCGGCAAGGCGCTGGCCAATGCCGAGGAGGATGCCTTCCTCAACGGCACCGGCGTTGGTCAGCCCCTGGGCCTGTTCGCAGAAGTCGGCGGCGGTCATGTGGCCGGTACGCTTTCTTCCGCACTGAAGGCGGACGATGTGCTGGGCCTCATCTATGAACTCAAGCGTCCCTACCGCAAGAATGCGTCTTTCATCATGAACGACAAGACCGTGGCGCAGATCCGCAAGTTTAAGGACAACAACGGAGCCTACATCTGGCAGCCGTCCTATCAGGCGGGTGAGCCTGACCGCATTCTGGGCTATAGCGTTCATACCTCCGAGTATGTGCCGGAGAACGCCATCGCCTTTGGCGACTACAGCTACTACAACATCGGTGACCGCGGTACCCGTTCCTTCAAGCAGCTGACCGAACTGTTCGCCGGAAACGGCATGATCGGCTATGTGGCCAAGGAGCGCGTGGATGGCAAGCTGATCCTGCCCGAGGCGGTGCAGATTCTGAAGCTGAAGACCGAATGACCCTGATTACGGCGGTGCTGCTCTCATGGGTGGCACTGCCCATCTTTTCTGACAGAGGTGGTGATGAGACATGATTGTGTCCCTGGAAGAAATGAAGCAGTATCTCCGGGTGGACTTCGAAGATGACGATGCCATCATCACTGCCCTTATCACAGGAGCCGAAAAGCTGTGTGCGGATATTCTCCGGGCGGACAGTACCGATGTTCTGACCCGGGTTGAGAACGGCAGGGTGGCGGTCATGTACACGGTGGCCTATTTCTACGAACATCGGGAGGAAGCCGACCATCACGCCCTGACCCTGACCCTCCGTTCTCTGCTGTTCGGTTCCCGGAAGGAGGCGTTCTGATGAAGATTGAACTGCTGAATGTCCGTATCCACATCAACAAAAACACGGTGACGGTGGATTCCATCGGCAATCACAAAAAGGAGTGGCAGCCGTACTACACCTGCTACGCGACCGTCAGTGCCGAGGGCGGCAAGGAAATGACCGATGCCGGGATGGTGGTGGACGATTCCACCATTGATTTCACCATCCGCTGGTGCAGGCAGTCCGCCGAGATTACATCCACAAGCTACCGGGTTCAGTTCCAGGATGAACTTTACGACATACTTTCAGTCGATCACATGAATTTCAAGCGCAAGGGTATCAAGCTGCACTGCCGGAAAGTGAGACGATGATATGGCAAATACGAAGATTTCCATTGATTCGCTCTCCGAAATCGTCATGAAGGAACTGAACGAGTATGCCGATGTGGCCTGTGATGAGATGAAGGAAGCAGTAAAAAGCGCCAGCACACTGGTCAGAGATCAGATCAAGGCTACAGCACCCAAGTCCACGGGAGCCTACGCCAAAAGCTGGTCGACCAAGAATACGCGGGAAACCTCCCGGTCTTTGGAAGTGACGGTGTATTCCCGCAACCGCTATCAGCTGGCGCATCTGCTGGAGTTCGGTCATGCCAAGCGCGGCGGTGGCAGGGTTCCGGGCAAAAGCCACATCGCCCCGGCTGAACAGGCTGGCATCGACCAGCTGGAGAAAGACATCGAAAGGAGCCTGCGGCATGGATGAACTGATCCAAATGCTGACGGAATCCGGGCTGCCCTTTGCCTATGACCACTTTGCGGAGGGCGAATCCCCGGAGCCGCCGTTTGTCTGTTATCTGCTCCCGGGCAGCGACAACTTCGCCGCTGACGGAGCAGTCTACTATAAAATCTCCGAAGTTCACATCGAACTGTACACCGATTGCAAGGACTTGTCGGTGGAACGGCAGCTGGAGGCTGTGCTGGATCGGCACTGCATTTTTTATGAGAAAACCGAAACCTGGATTGAGAGCGAACGGCTCTTCGAAGTCCTGTATTACTTTGAAATGGAGGTTTGACCGCTATGAGCAATAAAGTCAAATATAATCTGAAAAATGTCCATGCAGCCAAGCTGACGGAATCCGTGGTGGACGGGGTGACTTCCTTCTCTTACGACACTCCCAAGGCCATCCCCGGTGCGGTCAGCATCAGCCTGGACGCAGAGGGTGATTCCTCTCCCTTCTATGCGGACGGCATCGTGTATTTTCGCACCAGTTCCAACAACGGCTACAGCGGCGATCTGGAAATGGCCCTTATCCCGGAGTGGTTCCGCACCGAAATCCTGCGGGAAAAGCTGGACAGCAAGGGTGTGCTGGTGGAGAAGTCCGACGTCACCGAGACAGAGAAGTTTGCCCTGCTCTTTGAGTTTGACGGCGATGTGAAGGCCATCCGTCATGTGCTGTACAACTGCAGCGCGTCCCGTCCTTCCATTGAGTCCAAGACCAAGGAGGACACCATCGAGCCGGGTACCGAGACCTTGTCCCTGACTGCCGATCCCCGTAGCGATGGGCTGGTCAAGAGCCGCACCGGCGATACCACGGACAAGACTGCCTATGACAACTGGTACAAGGCCGTTTATGTCCCGGACGAAACGGAGGGTTAATCTATGCTGGAGAAAACGATCACAGTCGGCGATAAACAGGTGAAGTTCCGCTCCTCGGCAACGATTCCCCGCCTGTACCGCATTAAGTTCAAGAGAGACATTTTCAAGGACCTGTCCCGTTTGGAATCTTCCTACAGTAAGAAGAAAAACGAGGATGGGTCCTTCGCCATTGAGGATCTGGAGATCTTCGAGAATGTGGCCTACATCATGGCCTACCATGCCGATCACACCATCCCGGACAACATCGATGACTGGCTCGATCAGTTTGAAATGTTCTCCATCTATGAGGTGCTGCCGGAGATTCTGGAACTGTGGGGTTCCAATCTGGTGACTGATGTGGCTTCTAAAAAAAACTCCAGCGCAGCAGCCGTGAAATGACCACGGCTCTGTTCCTCCTGCGATGCACCGAGATTGGCATTGCCATCGCTGACCTTGACCTCCTCACCATCGGGCTTGTGATGGATATGTGGACAGAAAAAGGCAACGATGGCGCGACCTACGATAAGGTCGCATCGCAGGAGGATTTTGACCGGTTCTGAAAATTTCGTACTATATAAATACACCCACGGTATAGAAACCATGGGTGTAAAGAATCATTTCACTTTGCGAGTTGTGGCGTTATCTAAGTGTTTACCACAGTGACCAATAATTATCTTATCTGCAACAGATGAATCATATGCAAAGTAGATTCGAACAGATTTAGGATCTTTATCATTGTTGCCGTTTTTGATGTGGGCCTCAATGTTGATTTCCTGCCCATTGTATGTATCAACATATTGACGCATTAGTTTGGAATCGGCTCTAGTTTGATGCCCGTTTCCGCGAGAGCACTCCCAGCCCGTTTGATTAGTGAACTCCTTATATGCTTGAGACGGCTTCTCATGCAACAATTCATATAGAGTTGTTGAAATGCAGTATAAGGCATTCCAAAGGAAGTCTGCTCTGGTTATACAATCTTCTAAGGAACGGTATGCTCTTTCAGTAAATGCAATTCGATCTGGAAATACCATCTCGAAATACTGTGCTATCTGTACTGGAGATGACGGGTACTCAGAAATGGAGCGCATTCTCATACATGAGTTTTCCATCGAGCTGGATTGATTGGCCTTTTCCTGCAAAGCTTCTATTTGTAGTCCTCGGTTAAATATTTCTGTTTTAAGCCGATTAACCTCTCCCTTGGTTTCTTCCAGTTCCTTTTCAGCAAGTGCTCGTCGATCCGACTCTGTCAAATACTCTGAATAAGCTTCACTGACATCGGCATCACTTTTTTCTTTGATTGCTTTAAGCCGTTTTTGACGTTTATCGTTTTCAATCAGAGCTTGACAACTTTCAAGCCTGAACATGGTGTCATAGTAGTGAACATCCTGCGCCAATGCCCTACGGAAGATTTCCAATACTTTATCTTCACCTGTATCCGCAATATATTTGGCAGAAATGATTCTATGCCTATATTGATCAGAAGGTTCATTGAGATTAATACCTGGGCAATACAGTCGTACAGCGCCACCAGTGCAGTTATATCGTTCATCTCCAAAATATAACATTTCCTTGGAAAAATCCAAATCATCGGAATAGTAAACAAGTCCATTTGCAGCAATACACTCCGCAAGCTTTTGGGGTGAAACGGACAATGTAGACATATCCGATCCAAGATCTACGCGCTTAGGGCTAACATACACGATTGGTATTTCACGGTCTTCATCTAAAAGTGTTTTCTGAAAATCAGGAAAATCTCCGGGATTCAGCTTAACTGGTTCAGTGCTCAACACAGTATTCCCGATTTTACATGTGCATAGCGGGTTATTAAGGAGTTTCCGTATTACTCTGGGCAGAGAAATTCCAGGAGCAGGGCTTAATTCACCTATAAATCCTGCGTAGTCACTATAGGTGATCACATAGGATATCTCGGCAGTGCCTGGCATAGTAGACTGATACCCAATTTCTGTGACCCACTCTCTAGGAGCGAACCCACTCTCCATTTCTGGCGTTTCTTCGATTTTACAGGCCCACGAAACAGCTTCGGGATTATCAGCATCTTCATGATACTGAGATATGGCGAAAAAGCGATTGTTTCCTTCTTCATCAAATAGCTTCCCGCCTTTTTTAAAGCGTGTCCATTTATAAAGTTTGGGATTTACAATAATATGTCCATCACGATTATGTTTCATCGTTAGCCAACTTCGGATCTCACATATGAGATTCCACAAAAGATCAACGTTTTTTTCGTGGCCCAAAAGAGTGAATTTTGCCTTATAAAACATTGTTGCATTTAAGTCCTGCATATGGTTTCACTCCCCTTTCATCAATTTATATTTAAATATTATACCATATTTCGACAGAAAGTCTATTAGGACGTTGAAAAGAGGTGACACAATTTGGCAAGCAGAATCAAGGGCATTACCGTTGAGATTGGCGGCGATACCACAGGACTGGACAAGGCGCTGAAAAGCGTCAACTCGTCCATCAAGACCACCCAGTCCGGTCTGAAGGATGTATCCAAGCTGCTGAAGCTGGACCCCACCAATACGGAGCTGCTCACCCAGAAGCAGAAGCTGCTCAAGGATGCCATCGGCTCCACCAAGGAAAAACTGGATGCGCTGAAGCTGGCCCAGGAGCAGGCCAAAGCACAGCTGGAAAGCGGCGACCTGGGGCAGGACAAATACGATGCCCTCCAGCGGGAGATCATCGAAACCGAGCAGGAACTGAAACGCCTGCAGGAACAGGCTATTGAGTCCAATGCGGCTCTGGCTAAGATTGAAGAGGTAGGAGATAAGCTGCAAACCGCCGGGGATAAGATTTCCGGTGCCGGTCAGAAGCTGCTCCCTGTGACTGCCGCTGTGGCGGGGCTTGGTACGGCGGCGGTCAAGACCACAGCGGACTTTGACGCCTCCATGAGCCAGGTGCAGGCCACCATGGGCATCACCAAGGACGCCATGTCCGAACTGAACGGTGAGTCCGTCAATACGGTGGAAGCCCTCCGGGATCTTGCCAAGCAGATGGGTTCGGAGACGGCCTTCTCCGCCAGCGAGTGCGCGGATGCCATGAACTACCTGGCGCTGGCTGGTTACGATACCCAGGAAATCTATGATACGCTGCCCACCGTGCTGAACCTGGCGGCGGCTGGCGGCATCGACCTGGCTTCCGCTTCGGATATGGTGACGGACGCCATGTCCGCTCTGGGAATGGAAACCAGCGAAGCGGATACCATGGTGGATCAGATGTCCAAGACGGCATCCACTACCAATACCTCGGTCGCCCAGCTGGGGGAAGCCATTCTGACCATCGGCGCAACCGCCAAGACGGTCAAGGGCGGCACGGCGGAGTTGAACACTGCGCTCGGCATCCTTGCCAACAACGGCATCAAGGGCGCGGAGGGCGGCACCCATCTGCGAAACGTAATTCTGGCTCTGCAAAGCCCTACGGACAAAGCCGCCGCCTGCATGGAGAGCCTTGGTGTGGAGGTTTACGATTCCGAAGGCAATATGCGTTCCCTCAACGATATTCTGGGGGATTTGAATACCAGTATGGACGGGATGACTTCCGCTGAAAAGCAGAACATCATCTCGTCCATTTTCAATAAGACCGATCTGGCCGCTGTCAACTCGCTGCTTTCCAATACCGGAGACAGCTGGGACAGCCTCCAGCAGTCCATCACGGAAAGCGGCGGCGCGGCGCAGCAGATGGCGGATACACAGCTGGACAACCTGTCCGGCCAGATCACCATTCTAAAGTCCGCACTGGAGGGGCTTGCCATTTCCTTCGGTGAAATCCTCATGCCGAAAATCCGGGCGGCGGCAAAGAAAGCCCAGGAATTTGTGGACAAGCTGAACGGCATGAACGATGAGCAGAAGGAAACCGTGGTAAAAATTGCTGCGGTAGTCGCTGCCATCGGCCCCATGCTCATCCTCTTCGGCAAGGTAACTTCCACGGTTGGCACAGCCATGAAGGGCTTTTCCGGGCTGACGAAGGGCATCGCCAAGCTGGGCGTAAAGATCGCCGGGAGCAGCGGCTCCATCACAGGACTTGGTAGCGCACTCGGTGCGGTTGCTGGGCCAGTACTGGCTGTGGTCGCAGTGGTTGGCATTCTGGTCGCAGCTTTCGTAAACCTCTGGAACACCAACGAGGAGTTCCGGGATGCCATCACCGGAATCTGGGACGGTATCAAATCGAAGTTCGAGGAATTTTCTCAGGGAATCACCGAGCGGCTCAACGCTCTGGGTTTTGACTTTGAGAGCATTGTGGACGTGCTGGAAGCGGTCTGGAATGGGTTCTGCGAGTTGCTGGCTCCCTTGTTCGAGGGTGCGTTCCAGCAGATTTCCAATATCCTCTCCGGCGTGATGGATGTGCTGACAGGCCTTCTGGATGTGTTCATCGGCTTGTTCACCGGGAACTGGGAGCAGCTCTGGACGGGCGTTAAGGAAGTGTTTGGCGGCATCTGGGATTTCATCTGCAACACCTTCTCCAATTACCTGAATGTTATTCAGAATGTCGCCGATACCGTCCTCGGCTGGTTCGGCACCAGCTGGGATGAGGTGTGGAACTCTGTTTCCACCACCTTCACAAATATCTGGAACGGTATCACCACCTTCTTCTCGGATGCCTGGGAAACCATCAAAAATGTGGTCAGTGTGGGCATTCAGTTCATTGGCTCTCTGCTTGAAGCGGCATGGGATATCATCACGCTGCCGTTCCAGCTGATCTGGGAGAACTGCGGCGATACCATCACCAGCATCTGGGAAACCATCAAAACCACGGTGGGCAGCGCCATCAACGCCGTTTCCACCACGCTGTCCTCGGTGATGAACGCCATCCAGACAACCATCAGCACCATTTGGACTGCCATCAGCACAAAGATCAGCACGGTGGTAAACAGCATCAAAACGACCGTATCCACTGTGTTTAACGCAATCAAAACCACGGCCACTACCATCTGGAACGGCATCAAGACCTCCATCTCCACGGTGGTGGATGGGGTCAAAACCAAGGTGACCACGGTGTTCAATTCCGTGAAAAGCACCCTGTCCTCGGTGTTCAGCAGCATCAAGAGTACCGCCACCTCTGTGTGGAACGGGATCAAGAGTGCCATTACCGGGCCGATTGACCAGGCCAAGACGCATATCAGCAATGCGCTGAACAGCATCAAGAATTTCTTTGCCAACTGCAAGCTGTCCCTGCCGCATATCAAGATGCCCCACTTCAGTATCTCCGGCAGCTTCTCCCTGAACCCGCCCAGTGTACCGCACCTTTCTGTGTCCTGGTACAAGGAGGGCGGCATCATGACTGACCCGACCCTGTTCGGCTTCAACGGCTCCAGTCTCATGGCTGGCGGTGAAGCGGGGCCGGAAGCCATTCTGCCGCTGAAGGGCTTTTACACCAAGCTGGAAGCCATGCTGGACAGCAAGCTGAATATGAGTGGCATGGAGAAATATCTGGCGGTCATTGCCCGGAACAGTGAGAAGGGCATCTATCTGGACGGCAGCACCCTGGTGGGCAAGCTGGCACCCGGCATGAACCGGCAGCTGGGCATTCTGGCCGCACAGGAGGTGTACCGATGAACACCATGACAAACGGCGCGACCATTACGGTGATCGCTACCGGAAAAAGCTATCATACCCTCCGGGACTGGGGCCTTGCCATCGGGAACAACAACTGCATTGGCACCCCGGTCCAGGAGACCTTTTATCTGGATGTTCCCGGTGCGGACGGCTTTCTGGATTATTCCGAAGCCCTCACCGGGCGTCCCATTTTCAAGCAGCGCCCCATTGAGATCACCCTGGGCGGCAAAATGGACAGACGCATCTGGAACTCCTTTATTTCCAGTATCCGAATCCTGCTGCACGGCAAGCGGGTGCGGGTTGTCTTTGATGATTTCCCAGGCTACTACTGGGAAGGCCGCGCCGAGGTGACGGAGTTTGACCGGGTGCGGGAGATCGGCACCTTCAAGCTGTCCATCCCCCAGGCAGACCCCTACGGCTACAGTCTCAATGACAACAGCACCTCGGACTGGCTGTGGAATCCCTTTGACTTTGAACTGGGGGTCATTGACGATCCCATCAGCATCACGCTCACGGCAGACAGCCCCACCGCCGCCTGTACCATCCCGCACAGCGCGGTGCCTTTTGTGGTCAGCGTGGTGGTTTCTGAGATTGGCGAAACCGGGCTGAAGATGACGGTGGATGGAGACGATTATCTCCTGCAAAAGGGCGAGAACCGTCTGGCCGAGCTGCTGGTAGGCGACAGCGATCTGACGCTGAATTTCTCCGGGCGCGGCAGCCTGCAGGTCTTATACCGAAGGAGGGTGATCTGATGTATAAAGTCAAGCTGGACGGTTATGTGCTGTATCACGCAGACCACCCCTCCGCCATGCTGACCGACCCGGTTCTGGAACTGGAGCCGGGGTACGCCGGAGTGTTTACGGCAACGGTCCCGCCAGGCAACCCGCTCTATGACCGCATCTGCTGCCGGAAATCCATGGTTTCCGTATTCCGTAACAACAGGGAGATTTTTTACGGAGAGGTGCGGAAGATCCCCAATATTGACCGCTACCGGAACAAGCAGATCTACTGCACCGGAGCGCTGAGCTTTCTGGCAGACTCCATCCAGCCTCAGGCGGAGTACCACGATATTTCCCCGGCGGCCCTGCTGGGACGGATGCTGGAGATCCACAACAGCCAGGTGGAGACGCGCAAGCAGATCAAGCTGGGCTATGTCTCCATTACCGACCCCAACAACAGCCTCTACCGCTGCACCAACTACGAAAACACACTGGAAGCCATCCGGGAGAAGCTGGTGAACCGCCTGGGCGGTTATCTGCGTCTGCGCCATGTGGATGACCAGTTGATTCTGGATTGGGTCAGCATTGAGCAGTACGGCAGCTACAGCACCCAGCCCATTGAGTTCGGACTGAACCTATTGGACTACTCCGAAACCACCTCTGCGGAGGATGTGGTGACGGCACTGATTCCTCTGGGTGCGACACTTGAGGGCGAATCCGAGATTGAAGTCCTGGAAAAGCGGGTGGACATTACCTCTGCCAATGATGGAAAGAACTATGTGTTTTCGCAGGACGCGGTGGATCAGTTCGGCTGGGTCTGGGCCACCAACACCTGGGACGATGTGACCGTCCCGGCAAACCTCAAAGCCAAGGCTGAGGAGTGGCTCTCCAGTACCCAGTTTGAAACCATGTCCCTGACGCTGACGGCGGCTGACCTTTCGGAACTGGGTCATGACTATGACGCCTTTGCCGAGGGCGACCGCATCCACTGCCTTGCAAAGCCCTACGGCATGGACATCGTCCTTCCGGTGATGAAGCTGACCATTCCGCTCCAGAACCCCGCCGGACGGACACTGGAACTGTCCAGCAAGCAGCAGAAAACCTACACCAGCCAGCAGTCGGCGGTGCGCAATCAGCTGAGAAGTGAGCAGAACGATGCCATCAGCATCTCCAACCGGAATATCCAGATCAGCATCGACAACCTGACTGCCATGATGACCGGTGCCAAGGGCGGCTACAAGCTGACGGAGTATGACGAGAACGGGCGCTGGCTACGGGATCTCTACATGGATACCCCGGATAAGACCACCGCCAAGCGCATCATGCAGATCAACAAGGACGGCATCGCCGCCAGCACCACTGGCTATGAAGGTCCCTATACGGTGGGCATCACGGTGGACGGTCAGATTCTCGGCAGCTGGATTGCCGCCAATTCCATCGACACCAACCAGCTGAGTATTGGTTTGAACGCATGGATCAAAGGCACGGATGACGGTCTTGCGTCCAAGGTGGAGAAGGACGGCATCATCTCCGCCATCAACCAGAGTTCCGAGGAGGTAGCGATTCAGGCACAGCGCATCAATCTGAACGGAGCCATTACCGCCAACAACTACTTCAAAATCAAGACCGATGGCAGTATGGAAGCCATCGCGGGACAGATCGGCGGCTTCAATATCAACAGCGACTATATCGCCTTTGGTGACTGGACCCATGCCAGCAACTGGCTCTCCATGTGTACACCCCATGGCGGTGCCGGAGATGTGTACCTTGGAAAGGGCGGTATCTCCACCGACTCATTTGATGGGCAGTCCGGCAGCATCGTTCGTTCCATTAAGATGACCGAGGGAACCATTGGCTTTTACAAGGGCGCTTATGAATGTGGTTTTGTCGGGGTCAGTGACAGCAACGAGATTCGGATGAGCCTGATGGATAAAGAAAAGAACAACATTCTGAATGTCCATCACGACTGGCTGGAACTGCCTGTCTTTACGCAGGTATCCGGCGACCTGTCCGTATTGGGAAGCAAGGCCCGGTGTGTCAAGACCAGAGACTACGGCGAACGCAAGCTCTACGCCTATGAGACCCCCACACCCTATTTTGGAGACATCGGTGAAGGGGTGATTGCGGAGGACGGCCTTTGCTATGTATCCATCGACCCGGTCTTTGCCCAGTGCGTATCGCTGGAGGACTATCAGGTGTTTCTACAGGCGTATGGTTCCGGCGAAATCGCGCTGACAGGCAGATACAGCGACCATTTCGTGGTTTCCGGCAATCCGGGGCTGTCCTTTGGCTGGGAGATCAAGGCGAAGCAGATTGATTACGACCAGCTGCGCATGACGGAAGCTCGCGGTCAGGTTGACACCTCTACTGCCAACTATGGAGCCGAAGCGGCTTCTTATCTTGTATCCATCACAGAAGGGAGAATCACCACATGAAGAAAGTAACCTCTGTCACGTTCTGGAACGATGCCGTGGGCAAGCGGCTCAGCATCACCTATTCCGAGATTGACGATACCACCGGAAAAATCATCCGGGACAACTACCGCATTGACCGGGTGCTAGTGGACAAGACCGCCGTTGCCGCCTGTGACAGCATCGCCGATGTTGCCCAGGCTTTTATTGATTCTATCGAGTAAACGAAGGGAGGAATGACCTGTGGCAGATCTACAGGAAGAACTGCAGCGATTCCTGACAGCCCGCTTCGGCGTGGATGTCAAGGACGCTTTCGTATCCTGCATTCAGAAAATTCATAAGGAAAATCAGGACGTGGCCGCTCTGGAGCAGCCCATGAAGGATGCCACCCAGCAGGTGCTGGATATCCGGGAGGAAGTTGTTGCGGCTTCTCAGAATGCGGTTAAAACCGCTGATGATGCCAAGACCATCGCCCGGGCGGCAGAGAGCAGCTCCAGCGAAGCCCTGGCCACCGCAAAGAACGCCAAGGATGAATCCTTCAATGCCTCCGGGGACGCGCAGCTTGCCATGTCCGCCGCCCAGAATATGCAGCAGAGTTTTTCCAATATGGAACTGCTGCTCTCCGGGAAGGTGGACGGAGCCTTCGTGGAAAACGGCTATCTGTATCTGACCTCCAACAATGAAGTGGTGGCTGGTCCCCTCGGTCCCTTTTCCGGCACAGGCGGCTCCGGCGGTTCCGGCGGCAATAACGCCGTGCTGGCGGTCTCCAACACCAGTGGCTGGCTGAGTAAGTCCATCGCTTACGGCAAGGATTGTCTCATCCAGATTACCTGGTCCTCTCTGGAGGATGAGCTGCCCACTGGCAACGGTGTGATGAAGGTCACGGTAAACGGCATCGTCAAGGCCATGCTGGACATTCCCCAGGGGGCGGTCACCGCTGATCTGGGACCATATCTGTCTGTGGGCAGCAATGCGGTGCGGATTCAGGTGTCCGACGCCTATGAGAACAGCCGCACCATCAATTTCAACATCAATGCCATCGAAGCGTCCATGAGCTCCACCTTTGACTCCGGGACTGCCTTTGATGGCATTATCACCTTTACCTATGTGCCGGTGGGGGCCATCAGCAAGACGGTTCACATCCTGCTGGACGGCAAGGAGATTGCCACGGTGACCACCACCTCCAGCGGCAGGCAGATGTCCTACACGATTTCCGCCCAGAAGCACGGAGCGCATACGCTGGAAGCCTACTTTGATGCCACCGTCAATGGGCAGACCATCGAGTCTAATCATCTGTATTATGAGATCATCTGCGTGGAGAGCCTGAACACCACGCCCATCATTGCTACCAGCTTTCAGAATGAAACGGTGGCCCAGTATACCACGCTGGCCATTCCGTTTACGGTCTACGACCCCGCGAACCTGACCGCCGAGGTGGAACTGTCGGTGAACGGAAGCGTGGTGTCCCGCCAGACGGTGGATCGCACTCAGCAGATTTGGCCTTACCGGGCAGACAACGCCGGGGATCTGGCTCTGGAAATCTCCTGCGGCAGTGCTTCCCGCACCATTGCGTTGACGGTGACTGCCAGCGAGATGGAAATTGAAGCGGAAACCGAGGGGCTGTCTCTGTATCTGTCCAGTGCCGGTCGGAGCAATACGGAAGAGAACCCTGCTGTCTGGGAGTATGACTCGATTGCCGCCCGCTTCTCCGGCTTCAACTTCACCTCGGACGGCTGGCAGCTGGATGAGGACAATATCCCCGTTCTCCGGGTGTCCGGCGATGCCAGACTGACCATTCCGGTGCAGCCCTTCGGAAAGGACTTTCGTACCACCGGCAAGACCATCGAGATCGAGTTTGCTACCCGGGATGTCATGAACTACGATGCCGTGGTGCTGTCCTGCATGAGCGGCAATCGCGGTATCTCCGTCACGCCCCAGCTGGCGACTCTTCGCTCCGAGCAGAAGGAGATCACTACCCGGTACAAGGAGAACGAGCACCTGCGCCTTTCCTTTGTGGTGGAGAAGAAAGCCGTCAACCGGCTCATCTACTGCTACATCAATGGCATCATGTCCGGTGTGGTGCAGTACCCGGCAGATGATGACTTTGCCCAGACTGTGCCGGTGAATATCACTATCGGCTCCCGGGATGCCACCATTGACCTGTACTGCATCCGGGTCTATGACAATGACCTGACCCGGCACCAGGTTCTGAACAACTGGATCGCCGACACCCAGGTAGTGGAAACCATGCTGGAGCGGTACAGCCGCAACCATGTGTTTGACGCCTACTCCCAGATCGTGATTTCCCAGCTGCCGAAGGACCTGCCGTATCTGGTGCTGGACGGCACGGAGCTGCCCCAGTACAAGGGCGATGTAAAAACCATGAGCGGCTATTACACCGATCCGGTCAACGGCAGCAAGTCCTTCACCTTCTCCGGGGCCGAAGTGGATGTGCAGGGTACATCCTCCCAGTATTACGCCCGGAAGAACTACAAGATTAAGTTCAAGGGCGGCTTTGTGGACCCCAGCGGCAACACCCAGGAGACCTACAAGCTGCGCCCGGACTCTGTGCCGACCAACACCTTCACCTTTAAGGCGGATGTGGCATCCTCTGAGGGAGCTAACAATGTGGAACTGGCCCGGCTCTATGAGGATACCTGCCCCTTCCGGACTGCACCCCAGAAGCAGGACAGCCGCATCCGTCAGGGCATCGATGGATTCCCTATTGTGGTCTTCTGGTATGACGGTGAAAACACCAGCTTCATCGGCAAGTACAACTTCAACTTCGATAAAGCCACCCCGGAGGTGTTTGGCTTTGCCGAGGGGGATGAGTCCTGGGAAATCCTCAACAACACCAGCGACCGAGTTCTCTGGAAGGACGATGATTACTCCGGCACCGACTGGCAGGGTGACTTTGAAGCCAGGTATCCCAAGGATTACGCAGACCCTGCCAACCTGTCCGAACTGGCTGCATGGCTGAAAAGCACCGACCAGTCCGCCGCCACGGGAGAGAAGCTGACGGTAAACCGCACCTTTGACGGGGTGCTGTATACCACGGATACCGCCGCTTACCGTCTGGCCAAGTTCAAATCTGAGTTTGCACAGCATTTTGAAAAGGATGCCGTGCTTTTTTATTACCTGTTCACAGAACTGTTCCTGATGGTGGACTCCCGGGCCAAGAATATGTTCCCGACCTTCATGGCGGGGAGCAAGTGGTTCTCGCTGCCCTATGACTTCGATACGGCCATTGGCATCAACAACGAGGGTGCGCTGGTGTTCTCCTACAATCTGGAGGACATCGACCACACCGAGTCCGGGGCCGATATCTACAACGGCCAGCAGTCCGTCCTGTGGATCAATGTCCGCGCGGCGTTCTTTGAGGATATCAAGGCCATGTACCAGAAGCTGCGTTCCAATGGCACGTTATCCTTCCCCGTGACGGAACAGCGGTTTGAGGAGCATCAGGCAAAGTGGCCCGAAGCGGTGTTCAATGAGGACGCCTACTTCAAGTACCTCCAGCCCCTGGTGGAGCAGAACACGGCCAGCTACCTCACCATGCTGCAAGGCTCCAAGGCCGAGCAGAGAAAGTGGTGGCTGTATAACCGTTTCCGCTATCTGGACTCCAAGTACAATGCCGGGGATGCCCTGACCGATGTGGTGACCCTCCGTGGCTACGCCAAGGATGATATTACCGTCACGCCTTATGCGGATATCTACGCGACGGTGAAGTACGGCTCCTATCTGGTGCAGCAAAGAGCAAACCGCAATGTGGCTTACACGCTGGCCTGTCCGCTGTCCAATGTGAACGACACCGAGATTTATATCTACAGCGCCAGCCAGCTTCAGTCCATCGGCGACCTTTCCGGGCTGATGGTGGGCTATGCGGATTTCTCCATGGCCACCCGGCTTCAGAGCCTGAAAGTCGGTGATGCGGCAGACAGCTATTCCAACGGCAACCTGACCGAACTGTACCTGGGCAACAACACTCTGCTGCGGACGCTGGATGTCCGCAACTGTCCGAACCTTAAGCAGGCTGTGGATGTGTCCGGCTGCACCAACATTGAGCATCTTTACTTTGAGGGGACAGCGGTGACCGGTGTCCAGCTCCCCAACGGCGGTATTCTGAAAACCCTGCATCTGCCGGAGACGGTCACCAATCTGACCATCCGAAACCAGACGGGTATCACGGATTTCGTGATTGGCGGGTATGACAACATCTCCACGCTGCGCCTGGAAAATGTGAGCGAGGTGTTCGACCTGTGGGAGATTCTGCACAGCATTCCCGCCGGTGCCCGTGTCCGCGTCACCGGGCTGAAACGCAGCTTTGAGGATGCGGCGGACATTCTGGCTTTCTATGATCTGCTGGCTACCATGCGTGGTCTGGACGAGAACGGCAACAACACGGATAAGGCGCAGATCAGCGGGATCTTTACCGTTGCGGAACTCACCAACGATGAACTGGCCGAGGTGCGGGAGCGGTATCCGAACATCCGAATTCAGTATGAGCATACCCACAGCAACGTGTATTTCTATGACGATTCCGGGAATACGCTGCTGAAAACCGTCACGGTCTACGATGGCGGGGATGCAGCTTACAGCGGTTCCAATCCCACCAAAGCGTCTACGGCACAGTATAGCTACAGCTTCACCGGATGGAGTCTGACTGCAGGCGGTTCGGCGAACGCAAATGCTCTGAAAGCAGTTATGTCGGACCGGAATGTGTATGCCGCGTTTACCAGCACTGTTCGGAAGTATACGGTCCGCTTCTACAATGGTACAACTTTGGTGCAGACAGTACCCGATGTTCCCTATGGCAGCAACGCCAGTTACACCGGCGACACACCAGTCAAAACGGATGTGGAAAAGCCAGAGGATTACGAATTTACCGGCTGGAATCCGTCTCCCAACGGAATCACCGGAAATACGGACTGCTATGCGCAGTACCGCTTTATTGGCTACATCTCTGTGGGCATTGTAGAACGGAGCATCAGCGGGGACTACACCAATGATCGCGTGACAACAGTCGGCGCTTATGCGTTCCAGAACTGCAGCGGTTTGACCTCTGTATCTTTCCCCAATGTGACGTCTATCGGCGATTACGCATTCAATGCGGCGAACAAACTGGCCAAAGCAGACCTGCCTAAAGTTACGAGCATCGGGCAGCATAGTTTTTCTGCAGCCAACGCTCTGGAAGCGCTGATTCTCCGAAATGCGGAAAAGGTGTGCAGTCTGGGATCGGATGCTGTGTCCTATACCAAGATCTCGAGTGGCAGTGGTTACATCTATGTTCCCGCCGCTCTTGTTGACAGTTACAAGGCGGCTGCGAATTGGCAAAACTACGCGGATCAAATCCGGGCAATTGAGGATTATCCCGAGATTACTGGAGGTGAAAGCTAATGACTGATTTTACAAACACGATCGATGTAGTCGGCGATGAAGCCCTGTCGGACAGCATCATTGAACGCACCATTACGGAGTTCAAGGATGACCACGTTCTCACTGTGGGGCACGGCGCTTTTTACTATTGCACGGCTCTGACAACGGTGGATTTACCGGAGGCAACAAAGCTCGATGGGAGTTCCTTTGCCGAGTGTGTATCACTGGCATCTGTTTCACTTCCCAAAGTCCAGACGATGAGTGGGTACTGTTTCCGAAACTGCACTTCTCTCACGTTTCTTGATTTCCCCGTACTGAGCAGCATTGGGTATAGCGAATTCCATTCCTGTACTGCTTTGGAAGCACTGATTCTTCGGAACACAGAGCAAGTCTGTAAGCAGTCCAGTGGTGCCTTTGCGTTTTCCAAAATTGAAAAGGGCGGAGGGTATATTTATGTTCCCTCGGCGCTGGTGGATGCGTATAAGGTGGCGACAAACTGGAGCACCTACGCAAACCAGATACGAGCCATTGAGGACTATCCGGATATCTGTGGTCAGTAACCCCAATAACAGAGTCAAGAGCGGTTGCCTATGACGGGTGGCCGCTCTTCTCATATTCAAAATTCAAAGGAGGACAACTGCTATGAAAGAATTCTGGAACACCATTCAGCTGGCCTTTGCCGCTGTGGGCGGCTGGCTTGGCTACTTCCTGGGCGGCTGTGATGGCCTGCTCTACGCCCTGATCGCCTTTGTGGCCATCGACTACATCACCGGTGTCATGTGTGCCATCTCGGACAAGACCCTGTCCAGCGAGGTGGGCTTCAAGGGCATCTGCCGCAAGGTGCTGATTTTCCTGCTGGTGGGCATCGGCAATATCATCGATGTCCAGGTGCTGGGTTCGCCCGGTGTCCTGCGCACGGCGGTGATCTTCTTCTACCTTTCCAATGAGGGTGTGTCTCTGCTGGAGAATGCCGCCCACCTGGGTCTGCCTGTGCCAGATGCCATCAAGACGGTTCTGGAGCAGCTCCATGACCGCGCCGACGGGAAGGGGGATCAGTAATGGCTTATACCAACAGCCCTCTGGTGGCGTACACCAAACTCAGCCCTAACCACTCTGGTCAGCGAACGCACAGCATTAGGATAACATTCCGCTTTAAGGACGGAACGTACATCGAGGTTGGGGCTGAATGAGCCCCTCCTTTTTTGTTTGTCTGGTAGAAAAATTCATTGTTTTGTGATAGGATTTTATCGTGACCAATAAAACTGGCACGAAGTAAGTATACAGATAACAACTATTGTTATTTTTGAGGGTATTTATATGGATTTTGATTTGAGAACCACAGATTCTGCGTATTCCTTTGTGCTTGACGCTTTGGGAATAACAGGCGAACAATTCATTGATGAATACATAGTCGAGTGTGATAGGGATTATGAGCGGTTATGGGAAAAGTATTATAGACAACTAAAACATATTGATACCAGCAAAATCCGTATTTGGGCATTTCACATAACTGGCAGCTTGGACCATTGTCAAAGTATAATGCACGAAGGCCTGCGCAACTTACACCACGCTCTTTCAGCAGGCAGCATAATGGCCGATGTATTCCGAAAATACGGATTGGAGTTTGATGTTGATAATAAGGTCATGTACTTTAATGGCATAGCGTATGATGTTGATTATGGGAAGTACCGTAATCGTTGCAATCTGTATGGAAAAGACGAACTACTGAGTAGGATAGCACATCGGTTGTGCAGAGATTTCTGCGTAAACGGGTTTATGTGTAATGACGATTTCCGTTCATACGGTTTTGACGTTTATATTCGACCAGAATTTATCCTCGACCTCGTTAATATGTTTCCGGAACTGGCAGAACTTGATTTGGAATGGCGGAGATGTTCAACAAGTTATAAAGTCAATTTCTTTGCATACCTGGATCAATTGGAGAGGTACAATTTCGATCTTGATGAGTATCGTGATCCACCGTATGCAATGTGGGATGGCCTTGACGATAATGACAAAACCATAAAATGGATGCTTGGCCGTGCAATTGACAGAGCCTTTGGTGAACTGAATAACTCCTATTTATATGTTCGATCCAATTTTTACATCCCAGCAGAACAAATTTCTGATTGTGAGAGAATATAGCTATGGTGGGAACATGACCTCAGGGCTTGGTACAGGGTTTCATTTTCCCAGTTATGGTTTCAAATCCAAATGAAACCTTTTGAAGCCCTATGAAACCGTATCATTATTATCAACTGTTGCCAAATAAGAACCGTAATTTTGATACAAAGCGTATCGGGGTTACGGTTCTTACTTTTTTGGCAAAAACGGCGTGTTTGCGGCACTTTTGCCCCCAGCGGCCTCAAAAGAAAACCCGGCCAGGTTTGTTTTCCTGGTCGGGTTTTTGCCTTTGAGGGCCTTTACGGGCCTCGAGTGGCCTTCGTAATCGTTGAAAGAGTATAAATCGTTGAATTACAAGGGCAATCGTTGTTTTAGTGGGGTATTCGTTGATTTACAGAGATAATCGTTGAATTATAGCATTCCCAACAGTTAAAAGGTGCGGCAAAATTAGAATGTGGTCTTGCTCAAGTCGCCGCCTTTTTCAGAATCTCAAAGGCTGCCTTGATTTTTGCCGCCATCAATTTCCTACGCTCAATCAGGAAGTCCTCGTAGGCCATATTTTCCCAACCGTGAGGCAGAGCGT